ATCACTCGCATAAAAAAAACATTCTTTTAATACAGTTGCCAATGCACCAGTATTTTCGGTCATCAATTTTAAATATTCGGACTTGTTGCCAGTTGCGAGAACGTCATAAATTTTATTGATCTCGTTTTCGGTCTTTGTATTTGCTGTGTCATAAGTCGAGTAATTTGAAACTTCATACGACTGCCTACCTGCAAATTCTGTTTTCTCGACTTGTGTTCCATAGCTTTCAGTATCAATTGAAACACCATTTGAAACTGAAGATGCTGTCGAAGTTTCGGTCACATTACTCGAGGTATATTTCCAAATATAAGGCTCTCTTAATCCATAACTATTTGATAAAAATAAATTATCTTTTTCAATCCAATTACCAACACGAGTAAAATCATTTGAATAAGTATCAGCAATTAAAACTCGGCTATCGGTTTTTAAATTAATAATTTCTTTTAAATTTTCTAGAAATTCATCATTACGAATTAATGAAATATCTCTCGAAATAATTGGTGCGAAATATTGCTTAACAAAAAAATAACTATCACTACGATTTTCATTTTCGAGAACGTGTGGTAATTCTGGGCTATTGTGCATAAAGCCCATTTGAAATTGATGGTCTTTATTTAAGACGTTGTAAGGGTGTGAATTGTAGGCTTTTTTCTTTCCAACAGTACAATAACGAAAATGAATTCCGATCTCGTTAGTTTTACTTTTATGTTTTTTGAAAAACTTTTTAACATCACTAAAATTTTTCGGATAGATTTTATCTTGAATTAACTGACTATCATTATCAAAATACATTACACCTAATCCATGAGGATTATTTGAATAAGCATTTTTTAATATTTTCTTACTGACGTTTTTCGGATTACCTTGAATTATTATACACATTATAAATCACCTTTTTTTTATTTTTAAAACTACCCATTAATATTATTTGTAATGATTTAATTATAATAATCAAACAATTACTGTATCGATAACGAGATTATTTATTGAATAAAAACTTGTTTTAATGGCGAGAATAATCTATAAAGAGTGACTATTTTGCAACATTTTGTTGCTCAAATACAACAAAAAAGGGTAGATAATATGGCTAAAAATACAGAAAATAAAATCGTTGAAAATGCAATCGTTGACCTATTCGGTAGGGATTTGATCGATCTATTAGATCAAAAAAAAATTAAACAATCGGTCGCTTTAATGAAATCTTTAAAGATTAAAAAAGATGGTCGGAGACGTTTAATCGATGAGCATAAAAAAATTAACAATTCGAGGGTCAAGTAATGTTTGGATTTATTAGATTGTGTTTATTGTTTTCTTTCATTGGTCTTATTTTAGTTTTAATTATGGGTGTGTTTAATGATGGTCAGTTTATTGTTGGCTCGTTGTTATTGGTACTGATACCCATAATCATCGCTAAAATAAGAATGTCCTAGTCGAGAAAGTAAGTTTCGTAGTAGTAGCTAGTGAAATATAAAATGTTCATCAAATGAGTATTTAAAGATAATCTTTAAGGGTCGAGAAAGTATATCGCTTTGACGGTGTCCGAGTGATTACCGTATCTAATCGTATCTAATCATTTTTAAGGGTCGAGTAATAATTGCTTTGTAGTTTTAAGGGAAACCAGATCGAATAAAAAAACAGATACACCATGTCAAAAACATGAACGAGAATTATAAAAATCAAGTTTCATTGATTAGGATATATAGTCCTTGTTAAGTCCTCGACCCATAGAGTACGTAGTACCTCACTAATAATTGTCGATACACTTGTAGGTTGCAAACAACCTATGGGGGAATTTTGACAGTAGGAGCAATTAAGATACCCATTCAAATTTTTGTAGTAAAATTATTTGTATAGGTGTTTCCACTCTCGCTTTCACACCTATTATATACAATTCTCCAATGGGGGTCTAAAGGGGTACTCTTAAGGGGTCTAGTAGGGTTAACCCTTATAATACCCTTATATAACCCTTAATAACACCTTAAGGTAACCAGTTGTCTCCTTTAGGTTTACTACCTATAGCACTATTCATAAATCTTTCTAAGTCTGTCTTTAGTAGTCTATCCTTATGGGCATCTAATTCTAAATCCCCATCTACTGACATCTGTTCAACCCAATACGCTACAGCTATAGACAAAGCATCTAATCTGTCATCATTTCTTAAACTACCCTTGTCTTTTGTAATACGGGTCAATTGATGAAACAATTGGTAATTAGGATCTACAGTATCAAAGTCTTGTCTTATTAATTGTGGCGACACTATGAGCTTGTGTTGGTTCATAACGGGTTCAAGGGTATCGATTATTCTTAACTCCTTTTGTCTGCTATGATTAACTTCTTCAATAGTCACAGGGTAATACCTGTTAACAATTGGTTTTAGTAATTGGGTAAACATTCCGTCCCCAAAGTTTCTTTCTACTATAATTTTATTAACTTCTGCGTTCCTTGCTTCTCTTGCTATTAGTTGTAAGTTTTCTTCAACGTACCCACCCGTCAACCCTGTACAAGACTGTACATATAAATTACCACCTAACATTTTTACGATGGCAATCCCTAATTCGTCCTTTCCTCGACCACTAGGGTCAATGGACATTACCGAACCGTTGAACTCGGTAAATTCATCTGACTTAAACATTGGACTATAAAATCTATCTCCTGCAAATCCAACGCTAGGTAAATCTTCAATAGCGTATTCCTGACTTCCTGCCCAAGCAATACTAACAGGTGCTAACTTGGTATTCATATCCATAACTACAAGATCAGACAGCTTTAATGGGTATCTGTCTTTGTCAGATAAAGTGGTATCTAACATGAACTGTAAACTGAATCCTGAACGCCCATAGGACGCTTCTCGTTCCTTTAAATCTAAATCTGTGAACCTTTTAGGGTCAATGGGAGAACCCTCCTCTAAAGAGCTCTCTGTGATGTATGGAGCTAACTTACCTTCATACTTTTTATTGTCTTTTACTAAAGGTTTTCTAGCTGTCCATATCCTTGTCGTATATCCTCTGTTGCCTAGATCATTATACATACTCATTTCAGATTGAGGTGTACCTAAAAATAAGATTTTACCATTAGGTGATAAGACAGCTTCAAACTCTTTAATGCTACTTGATAATTTATCTCGCATTGTTTGAGTTAAACTATTATTTAAACTTTCGCAGTCATCGCTAATAATATAATCAGCTCTTGATCCTGTTAGCTGCCCTGTAATTCCTACTGACTTAACTGAAGGTGCATGAGAGGCTTTTGCTAAAGCAACATCAAAGGAAACATTTGAACCCCTTTGATTATCTTTAGGTGTTAAATGTTTTAATACTTCCATCTCTCCGATTAGTCTTTTTGTAAATGTACTAAAGTCATCAGCTCTGTTTTTAGAAGCTGATACTACAAGAAATTTTAAGTCTGGGTTGTTAAGTAATTTCCAACAGACAAACGCTGAACATATCCAAGATTTTCCAACACCTCTAAAAGCTTGAATAACAGCTCTCTTGGGTGCGTGTTGTATGAAGCTTGCCATATCATACTGAACAGGAGTAGGATCTGGTAAGCTTAAATGCTTCCAACATAGGAATAAGAAATTCCTAAAGTCGTCTTTAATTGCCTTCATAAGATTCCATATAAGCCCGTAGAGGGCTATTGTTAATTAATAGGGTCGTCCATAGCCTCTTTCAGTTCTTCGTCTGAAAATGGCAATTGATTTGCCAATCTAGCTAGTGGACTTTCTGCAACTGGTACAGCGTCAATGTGATTATCTTTTAAAAATTGACGTGCTACGTTTAAGTCTGCAGATTTACATTCAGGGTCGTTAACCCTGTCTAATAGCGTTTCAGCTAATTTGTTATGTAATACGTTTAGTGTTTCTTCTTTTTTTGACATTATCTGTTTCTTTCTCGTCTTTTACAAATTGGACACATTTTATCCAATATCTGATGAAATCTGTGAAACACAGCTTCATACCAATTTTTTATTTTTTTCATTTTTACCTTTTTGTTATTTGTTAGTTAACCTATCCATGTGGTTATAAATTCTTCCTATTTGTTTATCTATTGACATAATTTCTTCGGTTAACATACCTATATGAACTTCTAATTGAACAATAGTCATTAAAGCCCAACTAGATACTCCTAATAATATAGTTCCAAGTAAACCTATTAACATTGTGTTGTGCTCTCTTTTCATTTCTTTTTCTTCTTTGGTACATCTGAAATAAATTTATCAAATAAGTCATCTAATAAGCCGAAGAATTTATAAAAGAATTTATCAATCATTATTTGCCCTTAAAGATTTGCGTTCCCTTAATACCGTAAACACTCGCCACGACTAAAATCCAAAGATTTGTAAACCATGACGGAAGTTGTTGAAATTGTTGGAAAAATTCTTGTATCTTTGCTGATGCAGCAGGATCGTCAGAAAAAACTCCATAGGCTAGCACTAAAATAGGCAGCGTAAGAATTATTAAAATTGCCTCATCTTTATAATCTGAATCTCTGGATTCTAATAATTTTCCACTATACTCAATTTCTCCAGCAGCCATTTTTTCTGCGTGTTTAGCTTGAGCATTAGCCATCATCATTTGTGTTTCTTTTTTCTTTTTATAGATATGACTACCTGCTTGAACAAATAATTTAGCTGCACTAAGCCACACGATAAGCTCCTCTGTTTTTCTTTCTTGTTGCTACTCTTAAATTTGATCTAGCATTGTTTTGAGGGTTGCCATCTTTATGGTCGACATCTTTACCGTCTCCTTTATGTACTGCTCCTTCTGCCATTAGTCTTGCTCTAGCTGCGTTTCTTTTAGCTCTGTTTTTCTTTTGTTGAGGCTTGCCCTGATAATTTCTATATTCTTCTCGATAGTTTCGAGCCATTAAGCTTTAAATCCTGATTTCATATTTGAATAAGCTTTAGCTGTAACTGTACTATTTTTCTTTGATCTTGAAATTCCTTTTTTCTTACGTGCGTTTATGTTTGCGTATAGACCTTTTCTTTTTGCCATTTAACTCTCCGTTATTTGTGTTGGTTTACATACAAAATTAAAATATATTTTATGTTTGTTTACTTCTTCTATATTTAAATTTTGTGTTAATTTAATACTTTCTGAATATCCTCCCATCATGCAATGGTAATGGGAATTAAAAATTGCAACTTCTTTAGGTGGCATACATTCATTAGCTGTAGCTGAACACATTACAATTAATAAAATTAATTTCATTTTTTATAACCTAAACCTGTTTTTCTATTGCTATATAATTTTTGCCAAGACCAAGAATTTAATTTAGATGACCAATGGTAAATAAATAATATTAAATATTTCATTTTTTATGTCTTCTTCTTTTTGATTTATTCATTGAAGACCACTTGATCCTACTAGGGTTAGTGGCTTGACTTGTTTTTTTAGGTTTTCTTTCGTGGGGTACGTAACTCTTTGCTACCTTAGCCATCGAAGGTAAAATATCCTATAATTCCTGCAACTAATGTTCCAATAGTTAAAATAACTTTAAGTCCACCCTTACCCATAGAAACATCTTGTCTTAACGATTTAACTTCTTTTTTCATTTCTTCTAAAGTTTTTAAGATGTTATTCATTCGTTCAGCACAAAGTTTCTCATGTGATGAAAGTCTAACACCAGTAGCGACTTCGCTAAATTCTTTTGGTGTAATCTTTTTTCTAGGCATTATCTTGCATTTTCATAAGCATATAATGTGCTTATTTCACTTTGAGATAACTTTTTATTAAAAATTCTTAAATTATCATGCACACCCTCTGTACCATAAGTATTAACACCAAGTTGTGATGACGCTGTTCCTAAATATATAGAACCAGTAGTACCTAAAGATACATTAGAAATATTTTCTGTAATTGTGACACCTAAAACTCCATTTACATAAAGTCTTGTATCTGTTCCATCTCTTGTCCAAACTAAATGCGACCAAGTTCCATTTGATAATGTGGGACAACCACTTGCATTTGCAATATATTTATCAGAACCTCCACCATTACCACTACTAAAACCATTTGTTTGTAATCCAAAATAATAATTACCACCACTTTGACTAATAATAGATTGAGCAGTAGTTTGATTACCAAATAATCCTTTAAAGTCTTGGGATTGACTTGCTAAATTAGCAGGTTTGAACCATTGAGATACTGAAAAATTTGAATAATTTCTATATCCTTGATATGCATAATTACCACCATAAACTAATTCAACACCATTATTAAATCTACCACTAACAAATGCTTGTGCTTGTCCAGAACTAGGGTGTCCAAATGCCCAATTAGCTACACCACCTACATCTGTACCATCACTTTCAAAGTTGTATAAAGATTTACCAGAACTATCTCCAAAGAAATCTGCTTCTGTCAGTAAATTGTTTTCAACAATAATACTAAATGCTCTGTCAGCAGTTTTAGTATTTGCTGTTGCTCTTAAAGTAAAGTTAGAAGTAGTGTCTGCACTTACATCAGAGAGTGTTCCAGTAATTGCACCAGTTGAAGTATTAAGTGATGTACCTGCAGGTAAAGAACCAGATTGAACTGAATATACAATAGTATCTCCATCTGCGTCTGTTGCTGTTGCTGATAAATTTGCACTTGCTCCTTCCATTAGTGTACCTAAAGAACCACTAGCTGTACTCCAACTTGGCGAAGTATCTACATTAATTTGACTAGCAAGTGTTGCTGATAAACCAGAAGTATTTTCTACTTTAACTCCATAAGGCTCTTGAGCATTTAAGAAACTAGCTTTAGGTGCAACTGCTGTAACTTGAGTAGCACTATCTACTGTTACAGTTGATGCGTTAAAATCTGTTCCACTAGCACCTAAAAAAGTTACAGTAGCACCAGAGTTAAAACCAGAGCCAGTAATAACTATTGTTTGATTACCACCTGCTTGACTATCTACTTCTGTAACATCAAGTGATGAAACTGTTGGTGGTGCATCAATAGATTTAAAAGCAGTACCAGTATAATATTCAGCTAATCCTGTATCAGAGTTAAATCTTAATTGACCTGCTGTACTACCTCTTTGAGCCGAAGTACCACTAGCGACTTTAGTACCTTCAGTACCAGTATCAACTATATCTTCAAATTTAAAGTCAGCTATATCTCTAGCTTTTGTCATATTAAGTATTCTCCTATTTCAATTGTTTTCATAATGTTATC